AGTTTTCAAAAATTTGTGTAGACTCTGTCAGACAGACTACAGAAAGCAAGTTAGATTTTTTTACAATCCTAGGTAAACCACAGGATTTAAAATCTATGGATTGGCTTTCACAAGAGCCAGATATAAACTATAAAGTTCATCCTGTGAACAGGGGATTTCCCGCTAGTCTAAATGATATATTTGATTACGCTTGGAAAGAGAATGATTATGAATATGTAATTATAGCTGGAAATGATACAGCAGTTTATCCACATTGCATAGACTCCATGATTAGGCTAGCTGACGAGACAGACTACGAGTGCATAAATGCTCTGCAGTATGACGTAAGAGACTTAACATCAGCGTATCCAGAAACTAGAGAGTACTTTAGGGGGGATAAGAAGTTATTTTCTGCCTTCGATAAGAAGCCTTGGGAAGTGTTTAAGGAGTATAGTCCAGAGTGTAACATCACGGACATGCTACTTTCAGACATTCAAAATATGTGCTTATATAAGAAGTCAGTGTTTGAGAAGATTGGCTACACAGATGTGAACTTCTTCCCAGCCTACTTCGTTGATAACGACTACGCTAAGAGAATGGCAGAGTTCCCAATAAAGAATTGTACTCTAGGTAATGCTAGGTTCTTTCACTTCTGGAGCAGAGTACTTCATCAGGGGACTGGTGGTAGTACTAATAGATACTTCGAGAATAATGAGCAGTACTATAGAGAGAAGTGGGGTGGGTCAGTAAACTCCGAAACAGCAGACCCTAAGCCACTATTATATATTGGTTCTAGGGATAATGAAAAGCAGATTATAGATTATTGGAGAGATAAAAGATGAAAATTAACATAGTAGGAAATAAAACTAAGAAGACAGTTAGAACTATATCAGGTATTGTGGAAGTATTGTTTCCAGACGCACTAATTAGTGTTAAGGAAAAATATACATTCCCAGAGTTAAAGGACTCATTAGTTCTTGAAGCTAGTTATGATTTGATTGGTAGCACTAATAGACAGACCGGTGAAAATATTTGTAACAAGTTGAACGTTGGAGTTAGTGACTCAGTACTGAAAAGTTTATAAGTTAGGAGTTAGATGTGGCAGTAGTAGAGAAGGTTAGTCAAGAAGATTTAGTACTCTATGAGATACTTAGGAATCCAGCCCTATGTGCTGAGTTTGTATTTAACCTAGATAAAGACCCCAAGTATGAGGAGCCGTTTGAGAACACGTGGTATCAGAAGGAAACATTATGTGATTTCAATAACCACGTTTCTATGGCTACAGCTAGAGCAGTAGGTAAGACAGTTACTCTAGTATCCTTATTATACTGGGTTCTTATCTTCAAGGTTTTCCCTGGAGACTACACACTATTTGCTGTACCATCTAAGGTTCATTTACAACCTGTATGGGAAGGATTGATACGAGGTTTTAGAAACAACTCGTTTCTAAATAACTTTATTAGAAAAACAGCTGGTATTAACTCATCAGACTTTTCTATAAGTTTGCTGAATGGCTCATCCCTAATCTGTCGTATAGCTGGTCAATCTGGAACTGGTTCAAATCTAGTAGGCTTGCATACTCCATTCATCCTAACAGATGAAGCTGGATACTTTCCTTGGAACGCATTTAACGAAATGCAACCAGACCTAAACTCTTTTACTAAGGGTCATAGGGAGGTAGTATGTGGAGTACCAACTGGTATGAGAGAGAAGAATGTTCTCTACCACGTAGATAGAGAAAATGAAGGATACTCCACTCACAGAGTTTCAGCATATGATAACCCCCGAGTTAGTGATGCTGATATAGATAACTTCAAGCAACAGTATGGTGGTACTGAATCAGAAGATTTTTTACATTACGTTATGGGAGAGCATGGGAAACCCGTTTTTGCCCTATTTGATAGGAGTTTATTCAAGGTAGATAACTCCCCAGTAATGAAGCTAGAGATTGATGGAATAAAGATGTCAGAAGATTTGGCAGAGGTATTTACAAGAATCGAAAGTTTTCCACCGATTACAGAAAAGAACTACGGAGTTGTATTTGGAATAGACTTAGGATACACAGAGCCAACTGCTATAATTATTATGTATGTGGATGACAAGGAAAGACTAAGATTTCATGGTAGAATTAAACTAACCAAAGTCTCCTATCCAATACAGGAAAAGATTATAGATTTGCTGGACACTAGGTTTAAACCATTTATCATAGGAGTTGATAGAGGTAATGCAGGTCTACATGTAATTCAAACATTGCAAACTCACACAGATTATTTACATAAGGATTTTGCCACTAGGCTTATGCCTATTGACTTTTCTTCTTCAGTAGTAATTGGTGTTGATAATGATGGTGTTGAGAACAAAGTTAAGACTAAGGTATTCACTGTATCAGTCCTACAGGAATTTACAAACAATCACAGAATTATATATTCAACAACTGACCCAGAGATGATAACAGAACTAGAGAGGATGACCTACACTAGGACACCTACTGGAGAGGTAGTATATAAAACAATGACGGATAGAGGTAGTAATAGAGGTGAGGATCACTTTACTGCCGCGCTGTTATGTGGTGTTGGAGCATACTACTTTACTAAAGAATATGCTGTTGTCAAACAGAAACCAAAACTTATTCGATCCTCTTGGATATAAACTATGGAAAAAGAAATTTTAAACGAAGAAAACGAGACGGATGCTAGAGGCAAGGCAATACTTGACTCGGTATCTCAACTCACACTTCCAAAGGTTGCTGGAGTAGCGATGGCAGAGTTTGGCAAGACTACTACTAATCCTTGGACAGACGCTCTAAAGAGCATGAACAAACCCTACGACTATGACAAGTTCGTGGAGGTAGTAAACCTGTGTAGGTTCTTTTATAGAACTGAACCGGTTGTCTCTACGGTTGTCAACAAGTTGGTAGAAATAGGAATCAATGACTTGGTGTTCTCCAAGAATGGGCTTAGTGATAATGAGTTTAGAGTATTCTCTTCACTCAAACCAAAGCTCATTGAGTATGCTGAACAGCTAGCTCAGGAATTCTTACTATCAGGTCTTGTAGTACCTAACGTAGGATATAAGAAACTTACAGATAAGAATCAAATATTTGCTCTAGGAGTAAAGAAATTGACCAGCTTAACTGTACCAGATTCAATGTCAGTTAGAGACCCCAAGACTGTAAAGATTTATACATACTGGTTGTCTGATAAGCCAGCGTATTATATTAAAATACCTGATGATGTAATCAAGTTTATTCAGGATAAAGGCAAGTTCGGTGACGCTAAGGAAGACAAGGAATTGTTTGAAGAACTTAAGAAGTTCTACCCAGAGTTTGTCAAGCTTGTATTGAAGGGTGAAACTGAGATACGTATAGAAGAGGATTCTCATATTCTTAGACGTAAGTATACATCTGATAACGCTTACCCAATCCCCTACATCGCATCTTCTCTTGACGCTTTACAGCATAAGAGAAAGCTTCGTAGAATGGACTATTCACTTATTGATAAAATCATTAGTGCCATACTCCATGTAAAGGTGGGTAACGACGAGTACCCTATTACATCAAGTCCTGAAGATACAGAGACACTAACTGAGTTACGTAATCAATTGCGTATGCGTGGAAACAGTGAACAGCTAATGGAAAGAATTTTCCAGCTGATTACAAATCACACAGTAGATATAAATTGGGTATTCCCCGACTCCGCAATCTTGAGTGATACAGATAAGTATTCTGACATCAACCAAGAAATCTTGTTTGGTTTGGGATTTCCTAGAGTTCTAATTACTGGTGAATCCTCAAAAACTGGAACATCAGACCCAGAACTCGCTATGATTTCTCCAATAAAAACAATGGAGAATTTTAGACGCAAGATTATAGAAATTATTCGAGACATCTGTATTGAGGTTTCTATTAGAAATAAATTCAAACGTGCGCCTGAAGTAGAGTTCAAGGCACTAAGCTTACACAGTTTCAAAGACTTCATCGAAGGATTATCGAAGCTGTACGATACATCATCCTTAAGCAGAACTACATTAGCTAAGGTATATGGTGTTGATTTCTTAGAGCAACTTGACTTGCTTGAAGTGGAAACTAAAGAACTAGAAAGCAGAGATTTACCTCTGTACGGCCCAAACCCATTCTCAGCTAATAATGCTGTAGAAAAGGGAAAGACCGTAAATGACACCTCCGTTGATGGAAAAGACTCAAAGAGTCCCTCAGATGGGACACCAAAACCAGCAACAGACGGTAAAGTGAGTAATAATGGACAATAAAACTGATAAAACCGCCACAAATACCCAGAATGTGGTACAATGGTTAACAGAGAATGAAGTTACTGAGTTTGTTGGAGAGGCAATAGCCTCAACAATTCTCTCTCCTAGTGTCACTTGGGCTAAGTTTGTACTAACAGATGATGAACCTAATGGCAATAAGCAGAGAATACCAGTAACGGAATTTGATAATATAGTAACTACTGGACTCCACATGCCTATTAAAATGGCTGAAGGAATAGTAGCAGAAGGGCATGACAACTCCAAACCTATTGGAGTAATCTCCCTTTTAAAGAAAGAACTTACAGATGCAGGAAATAGGATTGTAGCTCTAGCCGCCCTGTGGTCTAAAGAAAGACCACAAGATGTAGAACTGCTCAAAGAACTAATGGCTACCGAGGAAGGCGTAAATGTCTCTTGGGAAGTTAGTTTCGGAGATGTAGAAGCTGGAGAAGGTGGTTCATTGGACTTGAGAGATATAGTCTTGAACGCAGTAACTATAGTCGGTAGACCCGCATATGAAGGAAGAACCCGCTTCTTAGCGTTGGCCGCGAAGGCAAGAGATTGGAGTACGGCATTTATTAATGACCTACCAGATTCTAGTTTCTTGCATATAGAAAGAGGTGGTGAGTTAGATTCCGATGGTAAAACCTTCCCTAGAGAGCTGAGACACTTCCCAATAAAAGACCAATCTGGTCTTATTGTTGAAGATAGATTAGCACTAGCACTCGGAGAAACAGCACAAGCATCCCTCGAAGACAACACTCTTAAGGGAGTAAGAAAGACCATAAAATCATTGAAGAAATCGTTGGATGATGGTACTGAAATTGGAGTGCTTAGTTTTGGAGAAGGATATCAACCGGAAAATATAAACGTGGAGGATACTACATTGGATACTTTAGAAGAGCTCAAAGTAAAACTTGAGAGAACAGAAAGTGAACTCATGGTAGCTCAGGCTTCTCTGGAAGAAAAAGACAAGGAACTTGTAAAAGTTTCCGAAGGCTTTACTAAACTGGAAGAAGACAAAGCAACCCTTGAATCTGAGACAGTAGAACTGCGTGAATTCAAAACTGGGGTTGAGGCTGAAGCCTTAAACTTAGAAAAATTTGAAGCTATCAAGGCCAAGTTTGTTGAGGCAGGTGTTGAAAAACCCGCTGAGTACTTTGATGAAAATAAAGATAATTTATTGAAACTCGAAGAAGCTGACTTGGTATTTATGATTCAAGAATTCGCAACGTTTTCAAAGGAAGCAGAAGCTTCGTTACTGTCACAGGGGATTCGCATCCCGCATATCACCAAGAACGCAGATGGTGGAGCTATGTCTATTCAGGACTTGGCTAAAGCTTTACGGGAACGCAAAGCCAAATAATTTTGGAGGAATAAAATATAATGGAAATTAATCGTTTTGAAGACGTAATCGGCGTACAATTGCAGTCCGCTGCCGTCGAAGGCCGCTTTGTCGTTCTTGTTGCTAACACCCTTGGTGGAACCATCATGAACACAAATGAGGACTTGCCCGGTGCGAGAGTTCCTGCAACTGCTGAGGAAGCTAAGAGAGCTAAGTACTGCTTAACATGGGCTGTTGATAATAGACAGACTCCCATCGTTGACTGGCCCAGCTCTGTTTATGACTTCCGAGGTGGCTGGGTTAATAACACAGCCGGCCCATTGACTGGACAGACTATGTACTTGACTCATCCTGGAAATCAGGAAAGCGGTACAATCCCGTCTGGTTATAAGGCTCTTGGATATACAGAAG